TCGCTTGTCGGAAATGCGACCAGCATACCAGCCTTAGGAAAAATGAACAGGTCTTGATTGGGCATAAACAAATCGCCCCCGGTAAAGTCACTTCCGTGATTGTTAAAATAAAGAAGCGTGGAGATGTCACGGGAAGGGTAGCCTGCGTAGGTGTCTAAGTTTAGTGACGTGTCCTCAAATGTATCGGCGTGTAACTGTAACTCCCAGCCGGGAAGCGCACTAACTAGCGATGCTAACTCTTCTTGCCCCACGCCACACGAATAGTAGTTCTCAATAAACTCTCTAACTTTTAGGTTTAATCCGTCCATCAGTGGACGCAGGACAGCGCTCTCACCCAACTGAATAAACTTGTCGTACAAATGATCTTGAATGTCACGCCGAGGTAACTTGCTTATCTCCTCCGTGTACAGTTCCACAGTCTCTGGAGATAAAAAATCAGGCACAATGACTACGCCATCTCGTTCTTTCACAAGTATTCCTCGTTCAAGTTTTCAACCACGGTATAAAACGAAGGAGTTGTCCACCGCTCACCGCTAGTAACTGTACGGACACCATGCAGATAATTTCGGTCACCCACGAACATCACTGCCAATCCCGGTTTGGGTGTAATCTGAATGTCGTGCTGAGGGAAGTACAGTTCGCCCCCTGTGAAGTCGTCGTTGTAGTAAATCAAAGAATTCAGATCATAGGTGGGGAACGGGTTGGGGCTTCCGTCGTTCAACTCTTTGTCTGCGTGCGGTTGCTGTTCTATTCCTTCAAACCACCGCATCAAAACTGGAGGCCGAGACGTTACCTTAACTTTGAAGAACTCTTCGACTTTACCGGCCATCTTCTGAATGTATTTATCAATTGTTTGGTAAACGGCAGGATTTTTTCGCCCAATAATTTCTCCACTACACATACGGTCGTTCCAGTAGGTAGCGTCATAAATACAAACACCATTCTCGTCGTATTCAGTCTCTTTTCCGTTCTCCCATTCGTCAATCGTGGGTAGGAATGCCTGAACTACCGCTAAATCTTCCGGGTCGATAAAGTTCTCAAAGACAACGATGTTGTCGGAACTGTCCCCGTAGTAGCCCGAAGGTATAATCGAAACTTCTTCCATACCGATATTCTACAGCACACTTCCCGTACCGTCAACGCTTACTTGAACGCTGGCGGGAAGTAAGGAGGGAAGAATGGGGGGAAGAATGGAGGGAAAAATGGCGGGAAGAAAGGCGGGAAGAACGGCGGGAAATAGGGAGGAAAGAAGGGCGGGAAGAACGGAGGGAAGTAAGGAGGGAAGAACGGCGGAAAGAACGGAGGGAAGTAAGGAGGAAAGAACGGAGGGAAGAAAGGCGGGAAGTAAGGAGGGAAGAACGGAGGGAAAAACGGAGGGAAAAACGGTGGAAAGAACGGAGGGAAGTAGGGTGGAGCGACAGGCGTAATAATGACACTATTTGACCAGTCCCCGATAAGATGAGTGTTGCTCAGTCTCGCCCGGATACTATACTCAGTGCCGTTAGTCAAGCCTGTAAGAACCTTAGACGAAGACGTAGGCTGATTCGTTACGATTGCTTGCTGCGTAGAACCCCCACCCGTAGGGGTGGCTTGAAACGTGATGTATCTAGCGTAGCCTTCATCGGAATAATCCGAAGCGTCACCAGACGCCCCAAAGTCCCCAATAGCGTGAGCCGTCCACGTAACAGTAGTTGAAGCATCATCACCATCAGTAGCGCTAATAGTGTTCATCGTGCTAGGCTGACGGACTGGCATGAAATCGCCAATTTCTTCAGTCTCCACAGTTCCATCTGCGGCTGTGGTAGAACGCATAAACTTGTACGCAAAACCTGCACGAACCTCATCTTCGGGGGACGTGTCGCTCGTAACAATATCAAACGTACAAGTTTGTTCTGATCCTTGGGAGACATTCGCCCCACCCGGAGAACTAGTAGACGGGCCACCCTTACCCGCCTTGTCGGCGTTAGCGGGACCATTAGGATTCGTCCACGCCCGAACGTCTGCCGTGTTTTCTTTACCAGTGTATGACGGGGTAACGCCAAATGCTACCGTATTAGAAGACGTACCAATTAGGGGAGTACCCCCGCCAGACGTGGACGGCGTTGTAGTTACAGAACTTTCAGGTAACTTGCCACCTTGTCCTACATCTTTATTTATAGCCATGCCTACACACCTCAGTCGGAAAGGTCACCCACAGCAACCCAAGTATCTGTGCCCCTCTTGATTAGTGTAGCAGAAGACCACTGGTCCCGCAACTTAAGGCCCGGAGTACCGTTAACAGTAACACCCGAACCCGGAGTAAGAGTCGTCTGACCAGCACCAGTCTGTAAAACAGTAATCTGAGTACCGACAGGATAAGCAACAGAAGAGTTAGGAGGAACAGTCAACGTATTAGCCGAACCGACACCCATCTCAACCAACTTATCTTTATCAGCCAAAACAAGCGTATAACTCGCAGTCCGTGCATTCGTCTTCAAAGTAGACGAAGCAAACTCACGTTGAGTAGAACCATCGCCAACAATAATCTTATCATTCGTGGAATCCCAAGCAATGCGGCCTTCTGAAGAAGAGGCAGTAGTTGACAGCAGCGAAACTGCAACAGCCGTACCAAGTGCCGAAGCCGACAGTACAGAAGTATTGTTAATGTAGAATGCTTTACCTGAAGCAAGGTCAATGTGTTCTGATGAGGTCCACGAATCCGTAGCATCCACCCAGTTAAAGGTTTTATCTGTTGCGCCCTTAAGTGTGATACCGCCACCATCAGCAGTTGTGTCATCGGGGCTAGCAACAGAACCTAACTCAATGTTTTTATCATCCACGGTAATCGTTGTGGAGTTTACCGTAGTCGTGGTGCCATCAACAGTTAGGTTTCCTGAGATAGTCACGTCACCGGCCACAGACAAGCCAACACCATTTATGAGTTGAAGTTCGTCGTGCCTTTGTCGGCTAACAATAGTGAACGACCCTGCACCCTTGATGGCTGTCTCAATCAACCCATCTTCAGAAGTGTGTGTCGGGTCTGTAATTTTACCAGTTACCTTAGCGTAAATTTCTGTTCCGCCGTTTGAGTTCTCACCTGAATACTGAATCTGTCCAAGATAGTCGGCGGCAGCAGGAGAAGCAGAGTTGCGGTAAAGGTCAATAATAGGGGCGGCTGACGAACCTGCGTCCGTAGAAGTTAACGTCAAATCGCCAGCAATCGTAGCATTATCATCAATCGCTACTGTGCCGCCAGCAGAATCAAGCGTAAGGTTACCCGACGAAGTGTCAATCTCGTTATCGCCTGTTACACCAACTTGAATGTTCCCTGAAGTAACATCCCCAGTCAAGTTGCCTGTAACAGAAGTAGTCGTTAACACGCCCGTGCTAGGATTGTACGATAGACCCGTGTCCGTCTCAATACCTTGAGAGCCTGTAGCGCCATCCACAAAAGTAAGATAAACAGTCTCATCTGTAGAGTTGTTGGCTGTGGCCGTAACATTCGTGGCAACCGTTGCAGTGTCAGCCGTGCCTGTCAAATCACCAGTCAAGTTGAACGCCGCATTTGACACAGTAGCGCCGTTAAGGTTCACTGTGCCCGAGAACGTAGAAGTTCCAGAAGATGTGACGTTTCCTGTCACATCGCCAGTAACATCACCGACAACACTGCCCGTAAGTTGAGCATCTGTACCGTCAGCACCGTTCTCTAAAATCTTACTCGTTCCGTTAGACGCATAAACGTCACCAGTTAAATCTCCGGTGACGTTACCAGTCACGTTGCCTGTAACATCACCATTTAAGTCGCCAGTGACATCACCAGTCAGGTTCCCTGTAACGTTTCCAGTCACGGCACCCGTCACATCACCCGTCACATTACCAGTAATATTGCCAGTCACATTACCGGTCACGTTACCGGTCAAGTCACCTGTAACATCTCCGGTCACATTGCCAGTCACATTACCGGTGAGATTGCCCGTCACAGAAGTAGTGCCAATAACTCCAGTACTAGGATTGTAGGTCAACCCTGTGTCAGTTTCAATACCCTGAGTGCCTGTGTCCCCGTCAACAAAAGCAACATAAACTGTTTCGTTCGTAGTGTTGTTAGCGGTAACAGTAACGCTCGTCGCAACATCTGCTGTACCTGTAACATCACCAGTCACATTACCTGTCACATTGCCAGTCAAGTCACCAGTTACATCGCCTGTCACATTACCTGTGAGGTTACCGGTCACATTACCAGTTACATCGCCGGTCACATTACCAGTCAAATTACCTGTCACATCGCCAGTCAAATCACCAGTAAACGCAGTAGACGTAACAGCCGACAAACCAGTCAAAGAAGCATCAAGATTAATCGTGTTACCAGTCTTCGACAAATTCGTGCCAGCAGTAACAGAACTCACACCAGAAAACTGAGTGTAAGTTAAAGAATCAGAACCAAGCGTATGAACCTCACCAGTACCAGTACCCTCAGACGTGAGAATAAAACCCTGATTAGCATTATCAGAACCGCCCAAAACCCACGTAGCATCGCCAGCATACAAACTAGTATCATTATCGGTTGCACGAGTCAACACATAAGCAGTCGAACCATCACCCTGAGTGGTAACAGTGTAAATACCGTTCTGAGCAGCAGCCGCCTGATTCTTGACAAGCACCCTATCACCAGCCGTACCATTCACACCGTCAACAACAATACGGGCATTGGACCCAGCCGTCAGAGTAGCGCCAACTCCAGAAGAACCATTGTCATACGTGGGAGAATTAGGAAGCACAGCCGCAGTCGCTAAGTCTACAGCCTCGTTCCAACGCACACCAGTTTCAACAGTTGAATCCACGTAGTCTGTTGTCGCAACAGTCCCAGAAGCGTTACTGACCACGATAGACCAGTATGTTCCGTTCCATTGCCATGTGCGGTTGCTGACTGTGTGGGTGTCGTTTACGGATGGGGAATCTGGGAAATCAATAGCCATTATCCGGCCTCCAATGTTTCAATACGAGCAGTCAACTCTTGAATGGCTTTCACTATAGGGGCGATTATCTCTTCATAGCGCAGTCCCTGTCTATCCGCATTTGAGTAGACAGGATTATCGTCATCGTCAATGAACTCTGTCTTCTCAAACTCAGAACTTGTCCACAGACCACGACTTGATGCGTCGTCACCCAGAACAGACCTAACCTCCTGAGCGATAAACCCCATATGTGTACGAACACCCTCAATCTCAGCGTCTCTGTCAGCGTAACGGTATTTGACAGGGCGGAGGTTATTAACAAAATCCAAACCGTAATCAAGGTCAGCAACATCAGTCTTATCTCTAATATCTGAAGTATTGATGGAGCCAGAGGCGGCGTACACCACTGACCAGCGCAGGCTGCTCAACCCCAGAGACGCCGTATTGTCGGTAAAGTGGTAAAATGAAGTGGCTGTCATGTTGTAACCATACGATGTAGCGTATAGCAGGTTGCTTGTTCCTTGATTATTGCCAGTCAGACGGAAGTTGATGTTCATTCCAGCGTCACCATCGTCGTTATATGTTGAAGTTGCCTGACCCACGATGGCGGCAAGGTATTTGGGACTCTCTGTCGTAAACTGACCGTCAGTTGAGGTGAAGTAGAGACCGGGAGTAGCCCAAGACGAAGTATTCATGGCAACACTGTTGAGCAAAATACCGGGATCATTGGAGTTAACTCCGGTACTGGAGGGACCGTTAACCATACTCATGGTGTCGAAGGTGTACCAGCCACCTCCCCCAAGAGTTAGTATGTAATCTTCGTATGGAGCAGATGTTGATGGGCTAGTTGTACCGATACCGACATTGCCCGTTTCGTCAATGAACATAGCGGTGTTCGTGATGCCGCTAGCATACGAGTTACTTGTGCCAAACGCAAGGTGAGAACCACCGCCGTCAAACATTGCACCAATGCGAACGTGCGGCGCAGTCTGATCGTCTTGATGCGAAGACTCAATCAGCGAAACATAGTTACCAGACGTGTAGTTTGACTGGTCAACACGCACGCCTTCACCATCGGTTGTGCCCGTGAATGTAGCGCCAAGTTTATTGGTCGTAACAATGTTCAGCGGTGTTTCTGGGCTGCTGGTGCCGATACCGACATTGCCAGAAGCATCAATAATCATCCGCTCCGAACCAGCAGTATCAAACCGAATCTTATCCTCATCCGCAGATTCCTCAACCTGAATCTTCGTATCCTCATCCAAATCCGTAATAAAAGGAGACGCAGGCGGCGAAGCGCCAACCTCAATCCAATACGAATCGTAATACACAAACGTCTTACCAGTATCAGACTCATACCAAATCTGACCAGTAGAAGGAGAAGACGGAGCCGTATCAGACACCGTAGCATTCGCAACAACATCAGACCAAGTTAACGTACCAGAACCATTAGTTGTAATAACCTGATCCGCAGAACCATCCGACGTAGGAAACGTAAACTGACCAGTAACAGCCAAAGACGTGGCAGTAAAAGCATCGTCGGTCTTCAGCGTATCCGCAGCCGACCTGTAAAGTGTCGTGTCACCAGTGGCAGAACCAGAACCCCAAGTAATCTTACCGCCCGCATCAATATTGATACGATTCTGTGAATCACCATCCACATTAGCGGCGAGAGCCTGCGAAGAAGCAGACCCCAACTCATCAATAGTTATAGGAGTTTTGAATTTTCTTGCCACGGCCTCAACCGATCCTTAAAACAGCGTGCCCTCAAGCACAACAGTAGTACTTCCCTTATTCTAGCATAAGAGGTGGGGCCGGAACTACAACCAGCCCCACCCCCTGTCGGGTAATCGCCTGCACGGCGGAGTAACTACTGATCCCAACTGTCGTCTGGACCCGTAGCGCCACGGTTTGTTTTCCCGTGACATCTTATCAGCCAATGATAACGACCCGGAGAGCGTTAGTGTCTGGGGCTGAGGAGAACGTCAACGTGACCTCATTAGCGCTTGTGCGGTCAACGTCGCAGATAACAGTTTCTTTCGTGGAAGCGTCGTAGACTTCCACGACAACATCGTCGGTGCCGAGGCTGTGTGTTACAGCAATGGCTGTGTCTGAGTTATTGCCAATTGTCGCCGCATAGCGAGTCATAAACCCAAGGTTTGTCTTAGCACCGGCAGCAGTAGAGGCACCCGTACCGCCGTGGGCAACAGCAATATCGGTTGCCTGCCATTCGCCGGTAGTGATCGTGCCAATGCCTGTAATGTTAGTCTGAGAAGCGGTAAGAACCGTACCGGTCAAGTCGCCGGTTACGTCACCCGTTACGTCACCTGTAACATTACCCGTTAAGGCACCAATGAACGTGCCAGCGACTAAGGTCTCGGAGCCAATTGTCCATCGGTTGTTTGACTCATCCCAGAGAAGCGTAACGTTAGTGTCATCTCCTCGCTCAATCTCAATACCACCGTCTTCTGTTGCAGAACCCGTAGCGTTAGAGTTGATAACAATGACGTTATCTGCGAGATTAATAGTCTCGGTGTTAACTGTAGTCGTGGTACCGCTGACAGTTAGGTCTCCTGAAATAACAAGGTTGTCGTCAACAGTGACTGTGCCACCAGCAGAGTCGATAGTTAGGTTACCGCTGGAGGTATCAATTTCGTTATTGGCTGTAACTCCAACCCTGATCAGACCAGCAGTTACGTTACCGGTCACATCACCAGTCACATCACCAGTGACATCACCCGTTACGTTACCAGTCAAGTTTCCGGTCACGTTGCCTGTGACATCGCCCGTCAAGTCGCCCGTTACGTTACCAGTTACGTTGCCTGTGACGTTACCAGTTACGTTGCCTGTCAAAGCGGCTGTTACCGAATTGAACGTCACGTCGGCTGTGGTTCCAACATCCTGACCAATCGCCACCGTAAGCGAATCAGAGGAATCGTTAGCGGTAGTGGCAACACCGGTTCCACCAAGAATGCTGAGCGTGCCACCATTCAGGGCCACGCTAGCAGAAGTAGTGTTGTCGTCAGTAAAAGAAAGGTTGGTAGAAATCGAAGCAGTGCTGACAGCAGTCAAGCGGCCCTGAGCGTCAACAGTGAACGTAGGGATAGCGGTTGCAGAACCATACGAGCCTGCCGAAACAGCAGTATCTGCTAGGTTGATCGTGACAGCACCGCTAGTGCCGCCACCGGAAAGGCCAGTACCGGCAGTAACACCAGAAATGTCACCTTCCTGAAGGTTCACCCATGACGTGCCGTCATAAACCTTAAGGGCATTATCACCGGTATCGAAGTAAACTTGACCATCTTCAGGAGAAGCAGGAGCCGTGCCAAGATTCTGAATCTTCGCATTCTGCAACTCATTCTTATTTAGATCAAGATTAGTTAAGAATTTCTGAGCCATTGCCTCTCCGAACTCATGTTAGGTATGCTTTACCCGCAAATGCTGATTCAAACGAAACAGTCACACTACTCGTACTATTATATGATACCGTACCGACGACCACTGTCCCCGCAGAATCCACAACAGTTACAGACGGAAAACCGTCTAAAGTATGAGTAATATCCCAAGAACTAGAAGCAGCAGCCTGATTGAAAGTGAACCGTTTCGGGATCAAAGGCAACGGATCGCTGCCCCACGAAGACTCTCCTTTCGGTCCCCAAAGATTACCGGAAGAAGTGTCAATATAGAAGTCGCCCTCTGAACCTAAAGTATCAGACGGAGTAGTCGCTGCATAAAACAGGTTAGACGAGGCTCCAGCATCATTAACAAACGTGGACGCAACAACCGTGACAGAGTTAGAGTCCGTCTCAGAAATAGTGATAGAATTTACAATATCTTGAGCAGTGACCGTGTTACCAACGGTCTCCTCAACAGTTACAGTGTAGTCTGCCATGTTTTACTCCACAGAAAAAGTTCCCTTTATCAACTTCAGAACAGCGGGCTGAGAACCAGTAGAAAACACCTCTAAATCATAAACGTGCTCACCAGTCTCTAATCCGCTCGTTTCTTCAGCAGATAAACTTAATGTTATTTTAGCAGTTTCTGTGTCCTTTGTGAGCCTACCATTTGCCGAGGTAAACTCAACCAGCGAAGAAGCGGACGAATACGTTCTACGCACCTGCATCCTAGAATCCCAATACTGCAACGACGCTAGTTGCGAGTCAGGATTTTTAACTACAACTTCTGCTGTAAACGCACTACCTTTTGTACAAGAAAAATCTGCAACACCCGCCGTCATTCTAGAAGACCTCCAGCAATATAGTCATCCGCAGCCATAATCATACCACGAGCAACCCACTCAGGAAGATTATCAGAAGTAACAACCATCAAATGAGGATCACCATTCTCGCCAATAACTTCAGCCGCCATAATGAAATGCCCAACCACGCCAGATTCTTGTCTGGCCGCAAATACGTTAGATAGAAGATCGTGTGCTAAATCCGTGGAGTTGTCATGGACATGCACGCCTTCGGACTCCTCTTGCACCGCTTGTGACTCTACTGCTTCGGCTAACAGCCCTAACAAGTCATCGACTGAATCGTCATCACTCCGTTCACTCCAAGGTACAAAATCTTCTGACATTTCAATCTCCTACTCTTCTAGAGAACGCAGCCTCAACAGTTCGTCTTGCAAGTCAGAATTTTTCTGCTCCAACACAGTAATTTCTTCCTGCAAATGATGAGTTATGTATCTCAGTCTGTTATTTTCTTTTCGCTGTAACGCATATTCTATCCGACTTTGCTTCACTAAATCTAGCCACACAAAATCTTGAGCAGCGTCAACCTCCATGTTTAACTTTTTGGTTTTGCGCTGATTCGTTAAAACAATTGCTGTTAACGTCACCCCTGAACCCACCAGAGCGGGCACAGTCATGTTTAAGAATTCTATCCACATTCTGTTCTCCTCTCATAGTGGCTCCTTTCGGAGTATTAAACGAAGTCTAAAGTAACAACAAGCGTGGGGCCGATTTGGACACCAAACACAGTCGCTCCCGCATTATAAAAGTTCCAGTAGTTCGCCTGCTGAGCCGTCGTAGCAGACCCATAATGCCCGAGTCCCCCTGAACTAGTTCCAGTATTCGTAGTGTACGACAAGCAAAGAGCAGAGCCAGCACTCGGGTAATTGGCAAGATGGTCCACTAATGTTTGGCGGGCGCTTCCAAGTTCAATACCTCCGTCTGCGATACCGATACCGTTACGGTAACCTCCGGGGTCTCCGCCAACAAACTCTGCACGAGTCAAAAAGTTATCGCTATAACTTACGTTCGTGCCCGGATTCGATCCAGACCCGGACCAACTCTTACTTGCGTATGAAGAAAAGTTGCAGAAAGTGTAACTAGGATTAGACGCAGCGTGATCTCCTGTGTAGCGCCCAATGTAAAGGTTTCCGTAGCCAGAGCCGAACCCGCCGTCATTCCAACGCATAACATTAAAGTACGCTGACTTGACTACAGGACGAGTAGCAAGCCTAGACGATAACGACACGCCAGAAGTGTCCTGATTAAAAAGGACAAGCCCATACCACGGGTAGGCTGTTACGTAACGGCTAATCTGTGGGAAATCAGAGCCACCTTGATTGCTGTTAGTTTTCCAAGAAGTGCCACGACCAGCCATTGAGTCGTTGGCTACAAAATAATAGGTTTGTGGATCGGAGCCTTGATGAAACTGCTTGTAGCCATTATTTACCTTAACGTAGCCACCAGTAACAGGCTTACCCGAGTATGAATTGCTTTGCTTGAGAAACAGATCGGCATCAGGAACAGTTCGGTAAGTACCGCTAATCTTAACTTTTGCAGGCATCTTTACCTCCCTTACGTGTGCTGGAGATAGATAGAGCCGTTAGGAGCACCATCACCATTATTAGGGTTGCCTGTACCGTAAGTAATCCAATAACCAGCATAACCAGTTGAGGTGCCGTATGTAGTATCCAACTTGGTGTCCACTTCCGAATCTCTTGCAATTGTTGAAGCAATACGAGCATCAGCAACAGTCCCTGAAGTGATCTTACCGCCAGAAATGTTAGGAATACGATCAGCATCGAAAGTTCCAGACGTAATTTTTGATGCTGCAAGACTAGGGATACGAGCAGCGTCGAAAGAACCTGACGTAATTTTTGATGCTGCAAGGCTAGGAATACGGGAAGCATTCAAAGTCCCAGCGGTAATTTTAGAAGCGTTTAAGTCTGGGATACGAGCAGCGTCGAAAGAACCTGACGTAATTTTTGATGCTGCAAGACTAGGGATACGATCAGAACTCAACGTACCAGCATTAATCTTAGAAGCGTCCAAATTTGGGATACGATCAGCGTCGAAAGAACCTGACGTGATCTTAGAAGCCGCAAGGCTAGGAATACGGTCGGTACCCAAAGTGCCGGACGTAATTTTAGCAGCAGAAATGTTAGGAATACGAGCAGCATCGAAAGAGCCACTAGTAACCTTAGAGGCGTCTAAACTCGCTACACGATCAGCAGCCAACGTGCCAGTCGTAAACTTCGTAGCGTCCAAACCAGTCGCAGCCAACTTAGCGTTCGTAACCGCCTCATCATTCAACTTAGCCGTAACAATAGCACCGTCATCAATACGAGCAATCGGCAAAATACCAGCCGTCAACTTACTAGCGTTCAAATCGCTACCAAGTTTAGCATTCGTTACCGCATTCGCACCAATCTTAGCCGTCGTAACAGCGCTATCATTCAACTTAGCCGTCGTAACAATACTATCGTCCAACGAGTGAGTATGGTCAGAACGGGCAACAGTCGTCGCCGTACCATCAGAAAGTGTACCATCAAGCGACGAAATAGTGCCCGGAGCAGCAATATCGAAATAAGTATTGCCGTTGCAGTAAGACAACTGACCAACAGAGGCGTCAGTCGTGGTATAGTGAAAGAAACCAGTCTTACTCGTACTGGCGGTTGGCTGACTACCGCCGTTATCAAAACCGGCAACTCTTGCCTCTAACTCACTGTGTGAGTTATCCATATCTGAACGAGTGAACGCATCAGCGCCTGAATTCCAACGTGTAATACCAAGTCGTGCTGTAGTTGAAATAGCCATAATTAATCCTCCTACAAGATATTGTACTAGGAAATTTCGCTGTTTAGGAGCGTAATTTCATTGTCTGCTAAGTACCTGTCGAAAATCGCAAAATGCGACAAAGCGAACCTAGAGTTAAACGTGTTACCTGCACCCTGACCCAACGAACCTATGTTTACTGGATTCACGAACGTCCGATTGGCGCTGATCGTTGCGGTTTCGATATCTGTCCCGTCCACGTTCAACACAAAACCGGACTCAGGATTACGGCGAACAACGACAACATGCCACTCACCAAAAGCAGGAGATTCCGTGTACGCTACTGACTCTGTGGCTGTACCGTCCGTAAAGTCGGCCTTGATGCTGGCACCGTCGTAGTACACCCGAAGCCCGTAGCCGTCAGAGTTCTCTAGTCTGAAGATGTCCATAGTTACACCGTTATCGTTCCAGAACCGACGAACCTGTAAGGCCACCGAAAACTTATCGTACACCTCTATGGTTGGAGGATTGTTGAGGTACGGACTGCCCTCGTACATATGGATAGCATCTTTAGTCAACGACTGAGCAGGAACGTAAGCAACAGCAGACGCAGGAAAGTTTCTAGTAAGAGTCCACGTCACGGTGTCATCATCTATACCACTGGTCGCTGAAGCAGCAATAGTCGTGGGAAGATAGTACGCAACTCTGCTTCCTGACGCTGAACCGTCAGACGAGTCATAAACTTCGATCTTAGAGAAAGTTTTCCCGCTGTAGTAGTTTGACTCAATCGTGGTGTTCAACGTAAGGTTACCATCCACGTCAGTCGTGATTGTGTGAACTGGAGGAGAACTCACTGCCGCACCTGTAGAAGTGGTCACCTCGTAGGGTTTTACATCGTAGGATGTTGAGTCCGCCAGAGACGCAGACAATTCATCACCAGAGGACGAAGGGGCCGACCCAAAGTACCACAACGTTGGATCGCCATTACCATCCAGTTCGCTCTTGATCGCCATGACCCGATAGTCGTTGTCGGCAGACGGGGAAGAGTTAACCGTCGTGTTCAAGTCAGACGAAGTGCCGCTGACTGTAAGAGTAGAATTAAACGTCGAATCATAAACCGTTAGGTTTCTGAAATCAATATCCAACAGAGGATTGTTGTAACCAAACATGGCATGAGAGGTCGTACCATCGCCGTCAATGTACGCAATGTTAGACGACGAAGTGACACCGCTATCAGTAAACGTAAGAGGGGCATCAAACACTTTCACATGCTTCACCGCACAAGACAGGGCAGGAGCATACGCCCAAAGAGAAGAACCCAACACACGAGTGTGGCCTAACACCTGCACCTGTGCGCTTCCTCCAGCGGAAGTGGACACTCCCGTCACAGAAGACGTGCCCAAAGCATGTGCAGACCAGTCGTCGTGGTCATCGGGCTGAGCAAAGAACGACACTTCCCCGCCAGAAGTAACCGAAACTCTAACAAAGAACGTGCCTTGCTTCATCAACGACTCTTTAGGAAGGGGGCTTGAATAAGCATAGTTCGTGGTGTTTTGGTTAAGGTAACCGTCGATGAACAACAGACGAGCGTCTGAATCCGCACCGGGGGTCAAACCGGATACCATATACAACGCCCAGTCGTTACCTACGGAGCCGTTATACGTGCCACAAACAATCAGACGCTTTTCTCTAAACAGCCAATCAGCAGGCGTATTTCCACCATCACCAGCCGTATCTAACGCTGCTTCAGGGAAAGTCACATCCGAAAGTTCAACAACGACATCCAGCCCAGTGCTCAAACCGCCAAGGTCCAAACTGGCCGACGCATCAGTTAAAACAAAGCCAGAATTAAACGGAGAACCGTCTTGCTGCCCATAAAAATACTGTGTGCCTGTAGAGAAATGGGCTGACCCAATACCGCCAGCAACTTCAGGAACATCCGCCGACTCGTCCTCGTTCATCAACAAATGACGAGCGAACCCGTCTTTATCATCAACAAACGACGTGTCCATTTCCGCCAAACCTTTAGCCTCCGAAGCCGAGTAGGTGGCAGGATACAAAACTTTCGACATATCAAAAGAACCCACACCGGAATCGTACACTGCCGAAACTTTACGGACACTAGCGCCCGCTGAACTACTCAAGTTCAAAGCATCATCAATTAACGACCCTGTAGGGTCAGGGTCGGCGGCGGGATCAACCAACATTTTACCCCGGAACGGATTTTCAAAATCGCTGTGAACAAAAGTCACAACTTCTGTGTTAGGGGTGGCAGAATCCAAAAGAGTACGGGTGTAAGCAACTAAAGCATCAGGACGACCAGCATTAATACCAGTCACTCCTGTCGAAATCTGATCACGATATCCTTGGACACTATCAAAGAAATCGGGGTCAACCGCTTGTAGTGCCGACCAATCAGCAAGAGATTCAAAGTCATCCCACTGGCCCGGATCAGAACCAGCATCCGGGCCGTCATAATCTTCCAAACCCAGCCACGGCGTAAAACCAGACGAGGCGGTGAGAAGCGTGGTGCCCGTAACAGTCGCTAACCACGGCAGTGCAGCAGCAGACGTTGTAGCAGGATCAACTAACTTCGATTTACTTTCCGTACCTTCTGTTGCCCTAACATACACATAGTCTCTGGCCTCATCAGAAATGTGATCTAAAACGAAACACAACGATTCGGTAAATCTGAACAAAGGTAAAGGCGGCTGGTCGGTAGTGGCAAGGTCGTTAATGTTTTTGTCGTCCAACTTCATGAACGCAGGGAAATCATCATAAACGAGTTTAGTTAACTCGCCTGCTTTGGCTGTACCGTACTCCCCAAAAACGGGATCGTACAACCAAATGAACCGTGAAGCAGGAATGTTACCTCCGGCAGAATTCGTCGCTCTAAAAACCAACCTGATAAACTGGTAAGAAGTATCGCCACTTCTCGCACCGTTAGAAACGTCTAAACCAAAACGAGAACCGCTACTTTCTGAAAGGGTACGGGCAGAAGAAGTATTGATGACCGTAGCGCCAGAGTCAGAAGCAATTGAGTTACCTTGAGCCTCTAAAACAATATCGAAACCACCAATTTGAGAAAACACCATCAAACTGAACATGTACAGTGTCTCTAATTCGGTATCCAGCCACGGAGACTTAAACTCCATAGAAGCAGCAGAACCCGTAGTATACAGGCCAACAGAGTTCTTCAGGTACACCTCGGGATAGTTAGGATTGTACGTAGCATAAAATCCACGATCATCTAACCGCTGCGCAGCCGTATCACTAGAGGTAACTTCCCATCCCCCAAGCGACGACCGATTCCTGTCAGTAAAATTAGATTGATTACTGGTGAGAAGATTAAGGTGTCTATGAGCCATAGTCGTTCACCTTACGATAGGAATGTGATAGTGATGTCACCGAAAGTAACAAGCGTTCCGAGATTACGCAACACAATGTCGGAGGTAATTCCGTCTCCCGTGCCGTTCAAAGTTGTGAACTGGCTCGTGTCATCACTACCGCCTGTAGCGTTGCCGTCAATACTTGCAGTACCACCAGAATCACCTGCCGAACCAATAAGCGCACCGGGAGTCGTGGGAATAACGCCGCCATTAGCAGTGTCGTTAAAGTTCACACCGTTTGAAACCGCTTGATAAGCAACATCCTGAGCAGCATTACCAGAAATCGTGAAAGTTTCTGTGTTCACAAACGTGTACACAGTAGGATTATCAGGGTCCGTCGTGGAATCGACAAAGTAAAACGCCGCCTCACCGGGGTCATAACTTCCGTTAGTAGCACCGCCCCCGATGTCTAAAGTCACTGTTGCTTTAGAACCGCCGCTAGTCGTAGTGTACCCGACGTTTGAGCCGCCAGACGGAAGCAGCGTAGACGCATTCAGTTTCAAATCTTGAATGTAATCAACGCCCGTCACATTCTCTAAAAGAGCAACAATGTCGTTGTAACGCACACGCTGAGTGTTGAACGGCCAGTTGTTCGGATCAAGGTACGCCTTCACGGCGTCTTCAAGAGCCGTCCGCAACGTAGAGGTATTCACACCTGACAGGGCTTTGACACCTACAGTCACATCCACGTCAACCAACTCGGCAGACATAACGTCAATCGTCAAACCAGACGGAACACGATCCACCAAAGAAGTGTGCAAATCTGAAAGGTTTGATGCCGACACTGACAACTCGGAAGAAGCACTAGCCGGAGTACTTACCGTAGACGCAACCGCTACCAAAACTGCACCATCATGCAACGCAAACTCATCATTAGTAGTATCTCTGTCTCTATACCGCCGCTGGTTGTAAACTTCTACACGATTAGCATAGGACTTATTTGCACCGACATAAAACTTAATCTGAGAACTCGTAGTGTTGGCGGTAGTGTAACTGGCCAACAACGTAGTCGCACGGTTGAAATACTCCGTGTCGGTTTCTTGATTTGTGCCGCCCGAAGAGTCAGAAGTAAACACAATAGAATCAATTGTTGTACTTGGAGAAATGGCGACAGCATTAAAACCATTCACACCGATGTTATACTGCGTGCCCACAGTAACAGCAGTAACAGCAACACCAGTTGCGGTGCCCTGAGAAGTACGAGAAACGTCTGCATCTAACGCAAAGTTGTACGCCTGCTCGGTCACCGAGTCCACATACAAAATTTCAGTTCCAGCGGGCAGCGAGCCAGCAGAGTTAAACTCAATCGAAACAGTAGCGGTTGCAGCCACACCATCATCCCTAACCAAGCCAAACAACTGTAACAGGACTTCGGTCGTGGAATCAGGCAGACGATTAATACCAGCCGCAAGTTCAGAACTTCTAAAAGCAATAGCCTCGGCTAGCACCGTCTCAATTTGCCCAACCGCAGGAGTCCACTCAGGAAGAAGGGTGCGGCCCGCAGTTAAAATCTCATTCATGACCGCAACAGGGTCATCATCGAATATTGTTAAATCAACATATTCTCGTGTATCTGGAGATGGCATGTAATCCTCACTTCACCTTACGAAAACTCTACGATCACGTCAACCACGGCTCCGCCTTCTTCCACAACCTCAATCTCTTCTAAATTGATATCTGAACTGTCGTAGAAGTTAGAAAAGGAATCATAAAACGCCCCAGAGTTGAAATCATCAAACGTGGGATCAGTGATTCCGAACGTCGGAAAAATCCGGCGCTCACCGGTATCTGTTCGCATGAACGCTTTGATTTGCTGAGCCTTGTAAACATCAGAAGACGAATACACGACAGAAGCACGAGTGTTTCTCATGTCCAAACTGAATGGGTAAGATAAAACGTATTCTGCCATGACAGCCCTCCAAAGCCTTCATATTAATTCTACCGAAAATATGAGGCTATGCACAACTACTACGAAGTCTGCTCTGCGAACCAATCAGAAAAATGTGGATCAGCCACGGGGATCATCGTGAACTCTACAAGATCAATATCCCAAGCACTTCCAGACAAAGCCCAAGCGATTTCAACGCTTTCGCTAGCACCTACCACGCCAGTGTTTGTTTCTAGCCCATACACGTTTATAAAGTAGTTAACTGCACAGGACTCAATGCCTGCATGATAGCAGGGAGCGTCAGAAGAGTTACCGTGGGGACAGATACCCGGCGATACAACAAAGTCCGACTTGTTTATGTTTAACAGGAAACGGTGTCCGTCAACGTTCCACTGCAACTCTTTAATCATCGTCAGGCTCTAAATCCAAATCAGGCAAATTCGGCTTTTGTGGAATCAGATAATTGTTGTCCTCGTTTGCACCCTCTTGAAGTTGAAGGACTTCTTGAAGGCGAGTCACTGTCAGCGTAGCAACAGTCAGTTGCGCCTGCAAGCGGACGTTTTCTTCCATAGCCTGAATGTACTTCTCCCAAATTGTGTTGGCAAGAAGCCCGTCGTCATACTCAAACATTAGCGAGTCACCTCAAGGTCCAAAATGAAAGCACCCTCAACAACTCGTTCTACATTAGATGAAGAGTCAACTAACTCTAAGTCGTACACGCCGCCTTCAGCAAGAGCAGCCGTCTCATTTGCGCTCAAAGACAACGTAATCTGCCCGGACGAGTTTAGAGAAATGCGATTGTTTTCAGTCGTGAGTTCGATTAGGGTAGACGCAGAAGCAGTGGTTCTACGAACATGCATTCTAGCCGTGTACGTACTTAAATCTCTAGCATCACCGTTACTATCTTTAACGGTAAGTGTACGGTTAAACGTCGTCCCTTGTTCACAAGTAATATCGTATGCGCCAGCACTCATAAGATGACCTCCTGTACGATATTATACCGTATTACTCGCTCTCAACAGCGGTAAGGTTACCTTGTGTGTCCTCCGCCTGTGCCGCATTCAAAGCAGCACGCAGAACAGCGTTCTGTGCGGTCAAATCAGTAATCTGACGAAGCAGATCGTTAATAACATCCTGTGGATTCACATTAATTTCACTCATAGCACTATGCTACCTTTCTTAGAGATACGTGTCAACTACTGAACCCCACCAAACGGGGGCATCACAGCCCTTTTCCCATTTGGCGAAATCAGCCTTATCTATTCTATAGAAATTCCTGTATGTGTCAACTGCTTCAGCAAGCGGAGCATGGGTTCGACCGTTCTGCAACGCCTCTCCCACACACAATGCAATATCAGTCAAACCCTGATCAGGAATACGGGCTATCGTGCTTTCCACGTTCACCAACTGCTCGTAACAGGCATGAGTCTTATTGAACCTAAACTCAAACTGCTCACACAGTCCATAACCGTGGGCCAGAAGCCACTGAGCATTAGTCAGTGAATCCCCGACCCAACGAGTAGCAGGATGATTGTGGTAGCCGCCCTTGTGAGGGGTGCCAGCCTTCGTTAGAGGAACGTCAGCATCGGTTGCCCCGTGCCGCCGCAAAGCAGAAACAAGCATCTGTGTTGTCTCAACAATCATCTTCGGTACGTGCTTATCGCACAGTGCCTCAGCCGCTTTTTCTGGACTTTCGTCTACTACAAAAATATTCATTGTGCTCCTTTCTAGTACCCCCGGTGGGACTTGAACCCACAAGCCCTTACGGGCCAGAGATTTTAAGTCTCCTGCGTATGCCTATTCCGCCACAGGGGCTTGAAACCGTAAGTATAACACACTACCTACGGCATCGCAAGTCATACCTCTTCAGGAGTGTCTGTGAACGCCCACGCAACCCCAGAAGAAGGGTGACGAAGACGGGCAATAGCCTTCGCTTCCAACTGGCGAACACGCTCACGGGTAAGACCCATAGAATCGCCAATCTCCTGCAAAGTCATAGGCACCTTCTGACCCGCTAACCCGTGATGCATCAACAGAACACGGTACTCTCGCTCAGGCAGAACAGACAAAGCCTGAAGGATATCATCTGCGAAACTACGCTCTAGCCCAACTTCTTCAACTGACGCCTGATCGGGATCAATCAGAATATCCGCATGAGAGACATTGCTGTCTTCGCTGAGAGGGTTGTCCAAAGATTCTAGTCTGGTGTTCTCCATGAACGACCAAATTTCATCTAGTTTATCCAAGTCCCAATCTAGGTAATCGGCAAGAAACTCACGAGAAAACTCTTCGGTCACTAACTCTAATTCGTCAATGACCGCCGCCAACTTGCGCACGTCAGCCTCCACATGCATCGGAAGACGGATAGCCCTACCATAATTGGCAATAGCACGCTGGCACGCCTGTCGGCACCACCATGTAGCATACGTGGAGAACTTGAATCCACGCTCAGGATCAAACTTATCGACAGCACGCATAAGGCCGATAGTGGCCTCTTGAATCAAGTCCTCGTACTCCATGCGAGACTGGGAACGTGCATAGCGAGCAGCAGTGTCCATCGCCAGACGAAGATTGTGCTCTACAAACGTATCTTTTGCTCGCTTCCCTTCACGAACATCAGCGTTGAGACGCCTACGATCAGTGAAATCTAGAACCACGCCTTCTATATGAGCGTCGTTTAGTTCTCTGGCGGCTTTGATTCCTGCCGCTACAGCCCTTCCCAAGACCACTTCTTCTTCTCGGGATAAAATTCTATGCTTAGAACTCCGTGTGTAACCTGCCATTACTTGCCTCGCTTTCCGTTTTGGGCTGAAGGGTGCCTGCGCATTGCCTCCATCCTCTCCTTTTGTTCATCCACAAATGTGGCGTATCTGTCCGTATATACCGTATTTGTCGGCTTTGCTGGCCGATTGAACGACATAACGTCTAAATCTTCGGTCTCTGCACGACCCTTACCGGTGTAAACCGACAAGTCTTGCAAGTAATTCCAAACTTTTGTAAGTAGTTTCATAGTTTTGCTCCTAACTAATCATCAAAAACGGAAGTCCTGCTCACTGAAAAGCAGCCGTTTCAGTTTATCGTCCCCGTACTTGCGGCGATCATCGTCAGTCAACTCAATAACTTCATGTTCGCCGTCTGTATATAGCGTGCCCCAAGAGGCACCTCCCAAGTCCGGTTCAGTAGAAATATGTACTTCTTTCAGAACTGTCTCCATAGCAACCCCAGCGTGTCGGCACAACTCAACTGCCTGATCCTCAGGGAAACTAAAAAGAATTTCGTCATGAATGGGCAGCATAGCATAGTCCCAAAGGCCCTGATCTGCTACATCAATCATCGCCTTACCCAGTATATCACGAGCCGTGGACTGAATGCAGTAATTAAGAGCGGCATAAGGCCGCTCAGCATCCACAGGCAGTTTACGTCCTGTATGGGTGATTACGTAGTTTCTATGCCCCTTCTTCACCGGGTATGCTAGTTTGTGAGAGAACTCTGTAACGCCCTTGTACGTGGCATCAAAGAGATCGCACACATTCTGTGCCTCTTCCACGGAAAGACCTGACTGTCTCGCCAGCGTCTTAGGGCCTGCACCATAGACCTTACCGAAGTTCACTGTCTTCGCTACTTTACGAGTCACACCCGTGTTATCGGCAGTAGTTTGATGCAGGTCCGCACCTTCACGGAAAACCTTAAGCATAACAGGGTCCTGAGATAAAGCAGCCAACACCCTAAGTTCAACACCCGAAAAGTCGATAGACGACATTCGGCATCCCTCTTCCGCTAAGAACATTCGACGTATAGCATCACCGCCAGAGGGTAACTGCTGGAGCGGAGGGTTGTTTACCGACATACGACCGGTTCGGGCCTGAAGGCTGTTGATCTTCGGATGCACTCTACCGTTAGAGTCCATAGATTCCAGTGAGGCAATAACATAACTGTCACGCCATTTAGCATTGTTCTTAGCGGCCATAACTGCTCTTGCAAGCATTCCAGCGTTTCCAGAGTTCTCGTCGTCAGCAATTGCGTTCAGAATTGTTTTGTCTACTTTCAGAGCGCCTGAGGCTGTTGTCTCAATCAAAGTGATCCCAAGTTTCTGTAGCCCCTCTGCAACGTCTTTTGTGGCGTTATGGTTCTCAACACCAAACGACTGAACAATACCAATATTGCGCTTCTCTTCAGTCGTCATGCTCTCAACCAACTGCTCAGCGTAGTCAACATCAATACGCATACCTCGCCGTTCCATAGCCACAACCAGTTTCAAGATTGTGTGCTCGTACTTAACAAGATGATCCATTGTTTGACGCTTGATCTCATCACGAAGTTTAGGGAACAACCTAGCAGTCAAAATAACGTCCGTACCAGCGTAATGTACCAACGTCGGGTGTGCAGGAGGAATGTTCTTCCAGCCCTCCTTGACTGACCACTTATTTGCTTTGAACAAATCCTTCAAAGCGCTGTCTGAATCAGGGGCAGACTTATCTACGTGGTGAAACGACAGGTTCTTAAGACCGTGGCCGACGCCACCCTCAGCACGACTCCGTGGGTCGGCAAGGTGCGCAAGAATCTTTGTATCAAACGTTCGGTCTAGAATCTTGATAGCATCAACGTGCCCGTGGCGGTCAAGGCCAATAGCGTCGTAAGCAGCGTTGTGTGCTAGCAGGCGATGCTTAGTCTCATTCATGACTAAATCAATCGACTTTTGGAACCACGGCTCCTTCCAGATGAAAACGAACGCTTCGCTAATATCTCCCCATTGGATGCTCTTAATCTCCCATTCGGGAGAGTATGTGTCTAGGCCAGTTGCCTCAATGTCATACGCAATAGGTCGGCTTTTACCAAGTAACCAGTCACGGAAGTCAGCGAATTGCTCATCTGAGCGTACAAGCGTAACCTTCCCTAAAGTTCCCTCGGCTTGCGTGCTTTGAGAGTGCAGCCAATCGTCAAACAGTGTAATTGAGTCTTCGTTTACCATAAGTTAGCGTTAAGTATATCATGCGGAGCGGATTCACGCAACCCCGCAGGAGAGATTTCTACGAATTCTGACCTTTCATACAATTCGGCCAGCGAACCAGCCCCAACATAACTACACGCAGACCGAATGCCACGGTTAATTGATTCTACTACGTCTGCCACCGGACCCTTAGAAGCCACGGTACCTGAAACACCTTCAGGGAACGACGACCCTGCTTCAGCAGAAGCCATACCACGGTGCTCCTTGACGACAGTTCCATCTTCCAGAGTAATCTTCTTTCCGGGGGCCTCGTCTGTTCCGGCAAACATTCCACCAATCATTACAGCATCAGCGCCCGCCGCCAGTGCCTTAGCGGCGTCTCCCGGCGTCTTGATGCCCCCGTCCGCAATAGTTTGAATACCCACCGCATCAGCCACAGCAGAACACTCCTCAATAGCAGTCAACTGAGGAACCCCCACACCAGCCACTACACGAGTAGAGCACACGCTTCCGGGGCCAATACCAACCTTAACAACGTCTGCGCCGATCTTAGCAAAGTCTTCTACAGCCTGCGCAGTAGCGACATTGCCTCCAATGAACGTAGCCTCATGGTCAATCTCTGAGATGACATACTCTAACGCCTTTAAAGCGTGCTTGCTATGGCCGTGGGCGATGTCCAGAACCAAAATCTGCGTGCGCCAACTGTTAGCCTGCTGGATCACAATATCTAGATCATCGTTGACTCCAAATGCCACTGCCGAACGGATTGTCCGTCCAGCAACAGAACCAAACCTCGTGTTGGTTAATGGATCACCGCTAGCAACTAAAGGAATGTTTCTGTGCATGACGCCGAAACTTCCTAGGCTGTCCATAGCGCTAGCCATTCGTGGTCCACATACGGTGTCCATATTGGCCGCAATCAAAGGCATCTTCAAATGATGTTTACCCAGTTGTACTGATAAGTCAACATCGGTACGACTGCGGACTTCCGAATACTTCGGAACAATCAACACGTCATCGAAAGTGTAACCCTTGCTTCTAATCTTCGTCATAGGTGTAAACCTTAGTATCTTTTAGATTATACTCTTCAATAATGTACCTGCGAACGTCACGGTACTCAGATTTAGTATCGTAAGAAAACGAACGCAGGTCGCCATCAGCGTTCGTCAAAATAGACAACGCCTTATCATAAAACGCATACCACGTTTCAGAGTCACGGTAAACCATCAGCCTATCAGGCGTCTGACCATAGAGATATTCTGATGTAATAAACATACTTAAACTAAATCAGGGAACAATCTCGGGCTTGATGTGGTCAGCATTAGCCAACCGCTCTCGTGAATAAGCACCACAACCGTTACACTGATACTGCTGATAAACGGCAACCTGTGTGCGTCGGGTACCACGCTTCTGAAGATTATTCGACCCGCAAGTCGGGCAACCATCGGTGCCATCAAAAACGTTGAGATTAGGATGATTGGTCATCCACGGACGCAACTTCATATACACTTTGCGTAGAAGGTCAACGTCCTGCTTAGCATACTTGGTCATGCGCTTCCAAAACTTCATGTCGCCACGCATACAGCCCGCCCACGTTTCAAAGCCACCAGTATCGACCTTGCGGCCAAGACCGAGATGCGCTCCCAAGTGGTCCAACTTATTGCTGTTGAACATAAAGTACCTGCGGGCGACCTTAAGAGTATCAACCTGCTTCACGGGAGAAGCCGGTCCTAGGCCGTGGGCAACAAAGCGTGCATTTGCCTTTCGCATGTCAAACTTGTCGCCGTTGTGAGCGATGACTACATCTGCCTCATCAATCAAGTCCCACAGCGCCTTGACCACATGGTAGTCGTTCTCTGGGTCCTTCTTGTATGCGGAAGGGAAGTCCACTAGCGAAGTAACATGTGTCTTGTTCTCATGCTCCCACCGGTAAGACACGCAAAGCATGTACCATTCTCGCTGGTGCTCAATCACATTCTGTTCGTACTGCCCCCAAACCATACTGAGGTTCGGTGCGGTCTCTATATCGTAGTACAGTATCTTAGCCATTTGTATAAGTGTAACACATTTCGTTAGATGACGCAAGCCTTTAGTCGTTTGATGTCATCCATCTGCCAAAAGCCTTCGGCGGCAACGAAATATGTCCTCCTGTTCTCTCGTCGTTTTTCTAGTATACCTTCTTTAACGAGCCTATCTAGTGCCCGCCATACGTGCTGATATCGCATGTTTAGCATTTGTGCAATCTCTCTTTGCGTCTTTTCGGGATGCTCTAAAACCGCAAGCAGCACCCGAGCATTAGCGGTCAGAATCCTCATCAAACGTCATGCTCTCTAAAACCGACAAAGCCACATCTAACTCAGCCAACTTGGCTTCCATCGCTGTCGTTTTCGCAATCATCTGAGCCGTCTTAGCGTAAGTCTCCGACAAGACGCTAGTTAGATACACAATCTTTTCATCCGCAGTCGCTAATGAAGCCAACTTCTCCATTACTGCGTCATCACGCACACTATACCGGTCAATCTGATCATTCAGTAACGCACGGTACGATGAAAGCGTGGAATTGAACGAAGAGTCAACAGAGGACATCTTCAACAAGAACTGCTCAAAGTCGGGTCCAATAGTTAGGGTGCTTTCGTCTTCAACCTGAACCACGCCCTGCTTAACAAGGTCTTTAGTGGCTTCCCAAACCCAACGTTCTGTGGTTCGGAATGCACCGTCTTTAGCGATCAACAAATCTAGAGCACGCTTCATGCCATCGTTAGGGTCACGAAACTTGCCTGCCTCAGAGGCTTGATGAACTACCTTTTTCTCCATGATGGTATCTTACTGCATTGCAAGCAGCGGGTCAAGTTACCGCTTTCCGCCGTGGTAAGCCTCTCCATGACCTGAATCAATAATGTCGTCGTTAAGACAATTCATCATCGCTTCATCCGAATAAATGTAGCCCAGTATTCTACCGTACTTACCGCTACCGTCTTTCAGAGTTCGGACATACACCGTCTCATGCGCCCCCAACCAATTAGACACATAGTCTTTAGCGGCAAGACCTAGCGCCTTTTCCTCTAAGTCTCGGGTACGGGTTTCAGGAGTGTTGACGCCGTGAAGTCGCACTCGGGCTTTATACGATACATCAAAACCTAAATCAATGATAAGATCAACTGTATCGCCGTCTACGATTCTATCAATACGGGCTTCGTAGAAAAAACGCATCAATCCTTTGAGCCTTTAGCACCAAAGTAACCGCCAATGATACCGATTACGCCACCAAGTGCTGTCTGCACAAGAGTCATTACGTCAGACGACACATCAACCGGCTCACCAGTTTCAAAAGTCTCAAAAGATGCCACTACATAGTCACCAATGATGGCCACTAGAATACAAGCCATCACTCCGACTGCGAGGACGTACATAATCTTTTCTTTCATCAGTCAAACATCGCTTTCCACGTTTTAGGTCCAACAATACCATCAGTGAGCCGACCATTGGCTCCCTGCCATATTTTAACAGACGCTTCAGTCTTTGGACCGAAGTCTCCGTCAACGTGGGCGTCTACAACGGCTTGCACTGCTCTAACGTCATCACCTTCGGAGCCAACCTTGAGAGGAGTTCCGGGGTACTCACGGGTGGTCTTCTTTTCTTCACCAAACATGGCTTTCCAAGTCACGGGACCGACTACGCCGTCTGCGGTAAGGCCATTGGCTTTCTGCCACGCCTTAACTGCGGCTTCGGTCTTAGGTCCAAAGTCACCGTCAACTGTAGCACCAACTTTGGACTGAACCATCTTTACTTCGTCTTTGTGTTCATGGCCCTTGTCAATCGGGTGACCGGGATAATCTTCGCCCGTCGGGTTATCTACGACAGCCGGAGCATCTTCCACAGGAGCAGGCTTAGCCGGAGCCTCAGGCTTGATACCTGCGATCAACTCTGGCATCTTCTTGTTGTAGAAATCGGCATCATCGGCGTATTTATTTGAAACTTCTAGATGAAACCAATCTCCTCCGGGGGAGCCAGAAAACGCTTTACGTGAATACACGATTGTAGCGTCCCTGTCGCATTTGTAGCCTCTACCGTAAGGGCGGGGATAGTAGTCGAAGACTGCTTCAATCTCTAGTTCATCTGCGTGCTCACAGAAAAAGTCATACCAAACTTTTGCTTCATCGTAGTTGCCATATCCGCCGTATTTTCCACCACGCCAAGAAAGGTCAAAAGCACGGCCTGTTCCGTGAACACTTGGATTACTTTTTCCTCTCATCGGCCTGACTAACCAAGAGCCATTATGCCACAGGCCCCCACCACTCCAAAACTTAATTTGTTTGATAAGTGCTTCAGTGCCTGCACGCCTGCCAGAACTGTTCCGGTCCCAGCCAGTATAGGGTCGTTTTGCCATGTCGGGGAATCCCTTCCACTAGAAGTTGTGTGATCACTTATATTCTAGTAGGAATAGTTAGCCAAAATGGTTAACTTGGCTAAATTAGGTATTTAGCACCAGTCCCCAGACATGTACCACGGCTGGCTCCAACAACCGTAATGCCGCTCTGCATAGTCCGCAATCCGCTTAGCCTGTGCCAAGTTCGTGGAAGCATCCAAAAGCATGTCACGAGTAATACCAGCGTCCGTCAACCAGCCGCCATGAGCCGCCCAGTTGATCTGAGTCAAACCGTAATCCTTGGTAGGGGAAATCACATCGTGCGTACAACGGCTCTCAGCAAACATAATTCGACCCAACTTAGGCAGACGATCTTCTGCCCAGCCGACCGCCCTAGCCGTATCCCACCACTCGGTACACTGAGGAGTAGCGTTCGGATTGTATCTGGTAGATGACCCCGTGGAAGGCGAATCAGGAACGTTGTCCGTGCTCCACCCCATACCTTCTAGCAGTTTAACGTGAGCCGTTCGGGTCTGAGGTCCGTAGTCGCCGTCTACTGTAACGCCCAAGAACTCTTGTAGGTCTTCCACGTTATCTCCGTCACCCCAAGCATACTCGTCTAATAGAACCGTTGTGACGGGTTCCAGTACGGTAAAGTCTATGTAGGGGACAGGATCGTAGTTTGGCTCTAGTACAGCCGTAGGCTCTTCTTCAATGGGCGCAATGTCGATAGGTGCGAGTTCCGCAGGGGGAAGATAGGGCTGTACTTCAGGCTGGTTGATGTTTAAGGGGTCGTCAGCAGCACAGCCTGCCAGCAGTAGAACTGCTGCAAGGGGTGCCAAAAACGACGTGAAAGATTTGGGAAACATGTTCGACTCCTTCGGGGTTGGAAACATATCTCTCTAGTCTACCAGACTGTCGGTATGTGTCAATACCTGAATATATAAAGTTTAGATAGACTATTATTCTTCGGCTTCTGCCGCAGTGGCTTCAGAATCCGCAGCCAACGCTGCTTCCTGAGCCGCCGCCCGCTCCGCCTGCTGAGCCTCACGGTAAGCCATAGCCGCAGCGTCGGCCTCAGCCAAACGAACCCGCTCAGCCTCCGTCTCTACCGCAATCGCTAAAGCAGCAGCATCAAACACTGCCTTTTCTGCATCACCACGAGTATCAGGCCGTGGTGTCGGTGCATCCCAATCCGGGTTTGCATTACTGTACAACTCTTCTACCAAACCGCCAAGACGCTGAATCTCAGCAACTAACAGCGGAACCATAGACTCAAGAGAGACAGAAGATAAAGCGCCATCTTCATCCATAGAAGTAAGTTCAGGCGCAACTTCGTGGACATCTTCAGCGATAAAGCCGAGCACCCATTCGCCACGGCCAGAGTTGAACGTCTGCCCGTCAATCTCTTGATCTCTCTCATGGAACATTACTGGTTCCAAGTTGTACAGCGGTGATTTCTCATTCAAGTAGTCCAGAACGCCCGTAATGGGTGTAATGTCTTGCTTCTTTTCACGTAACGAGGTGAACTTCAAAAGAACACTGCTGGAGTTGTAACGAATCGTGTTATTTCCGGTCGTTGTCGCAAGACCACTTGCAACAACCTGTGAGTACATTCGGAAGTATGTGGTGTCTTGTGCTCCGATGGTTGGACCAGTGGCTTTACAGAACTGAATTTTACCTTGTGTATCAGAACTAGTACTAAAAATACTTAGAGTATGAGAAGCGTCGGTATCACCAATCCACGCATCATCCCCGACTCTAAACACTTCGTCTTGATTGTTTGTTGCAGCGTGAAGATATCCGTAAAGAGTAATATCACCTGCCTCACTTAACGTAAAGAGAGTATTTGCTGTACCGGTCGTCTGATGACCGATAGTGAACGTGTTGGTGCCATTGCTGTTGCTGTCAAAGTTCATTCGGATATTACCGAACGAGTTGATAGTGATACAGTCAGTCCAACTGTCTCCATCGGTAGAACGAATGCTATGATGGGTGTTCGTGCCGTAAGTATCACTATCCCAAGTGAAGAAGATGCCGCCTACCCGATTAATATACGGCCTGTTGGCGTTGACCGCACGCATGTAAATGTCGCCACCAAAAGTGACGTTATTGTCATTAAGATTAATCTGCATCGGCCAATGGCTGTTGTGCTGCGCCCAACTCGTGCTGTCATCGCCACTGCCACGCAAGATATAAAAAATGTCGCTGTTGACGTGGATCATTGCTGAGCGATGGTCAGTATCACGGAAATAAACCGTAGGACTAGTTTGCCGTATGTAAATGTCATTTGGTTGCGTAGTGGACGTAGTGATAAACGAGGAAGCGTGGCTACCGTCTAAAGTGTCGGCGTCTAGACCGTTACCTGAGCCTTCGTCAGCAGTGGTAAGTACACGAGAACCACCGACACTTACAGTACCCGATGAAGAAATATCCATCCGAGTGGCACCGTTAGTCTGAAACACTAGACTGTTACCTTGAACGCCTACTCTTTGTCGCCACCAATCCCCAGTCGTAGTTGAGTCATCAAAACCTATGTAGGCACCTGCGTCAGAAGATGTGACACGAATGTTCGTGTCACTCGTGCCGCCATCAACATGAAACTTTGCATCAGGGGTTGTGCCGATACCGACACTGCCGGTGCCAGTCACAGTAAGACGGGTCGTATTATTAGTCCGAAGAGACAAATTATCGTCCGTCAACGTCTCAAGTATGAGGATGCCGTTCTCGTTACGTAACCGCATCGTCCCATCCCCGACATTACTGAAACCAACATAACCCGCCTCAGAGCCGCCCGCTTGAAACTCCACGTGGCTATTCGTTGCCGCACCGACCGTACCGCCCGTGTCATCAAGAATGATTTTTGCTTCAGTCCCGTCAGAAACTTCAAGTACAGAGTCAGGGCTGGTTGTGCCGATACCGACACGATCTGTTGAAGCATCTACAAACAACGTATTCGTATCAACTACAAAATCAACCGCCCCAATAGTCCACGCATCAGCGGACTCATCCCACAAAAACGACACATTACTAGAAGAACCACGCTCAACCTCAATACCAGCATCCAAAGACGGAGTACCAGAAACATTAGAGTTAAGCAAAATAATGTTATCTTCAACAGTCAAAGTTTCGGTATTCAGCGTGACCGTGGTGCCATTGACAGTCAAGTCGCCGCCAACAGTAACATCACCACTAGTAGTAAACGAGTTCGGAACATCATTAGTACGGCCAGCGCCCTGAACCAAAATCTCGCCAGTATTCTGCTGAACACGAATAACCTTACCAATCTTCTGAACCAACTCAGAAGAACCCGTAGGCCGAGTCGTTGTCAAACCACCAGACGCCGCAACGTACAACTCGTCACCCACACTATAACCCGGAGTGTCGGTATCAATGTGCTGCAAAACACCAGAAACAACAACGTCGCCTTCACCATTGTTCGCCAAGTCCTGATCCAACAAACCCATAGCAGGCATCGTAGAGCCAGTACCAGCCAAAGACGCTTCAACTTCCACAGCGCCAGAAGCACCCACAGCACCCGTAGCATACACAGGAGTGCCCTTAGTTAGAGAGCCGCCACTTACGTTCTTTACAAGAATATGAATAGCACCATACAAGTCGCCGTAAAAACCGTCAGCCGTTACCGTAGACAACGTGATATCGTCATCAAGATTAAGAGTAATCGAACCGCCCGTGCCGCCACCATTCAAGTTCGTGCCAGCAACAATCTCATTAATGTCAGACTGCGAATCCTCGGCACTCACAATAATCATAGGACGGGAAGCATCGCCCTCAATAAAGAAAGCCCACACATCCGTGCCCACACTCGGCACAAACCCAGAATACGGCACGTCCTCATAAACATTATTCAAACCCAAACGTGGAATCTTGATAGACGCCAGCCCTCCCGAAACGCCGACTACCTTGGCACGGAATGGGCCAACAGGATTAACGCCGCTCGTGAAAGATGTTGATCTAGATGTTCGTCTACTCATAACATTATCCTACTTTATGTGACCACGGGAAGGTCGTTGTCACGAATCCATTTTGACCATTTGTTTATGTACTCTGCAATAATATCGTACCCCGATTCTGGTGTGTTGTAATCTCCGTCGTTCCACGGGTACGGTAACGGTAGTTCACGTTTTTGAATAACATAACGCCAACCGGCACTAGTGCTAATCTGCTTGTCCGCAGGGAACACGTCAAGAATCGTAACCCCCGTCAAAGGCAACTCATTGCCATCTGAAGGTCGGAACGACGGGTTAGGCCGTGTGTAAGTTCCTTCAAGTTTTGCCCAATCGTCAGCATTCCAAATACCGTCAGCAGGTAGGTCGTTTGCACGCTGATAGCGTAGCACAGCAGCCTGTGTGAGTGGTCCCCACCAACCGTCCACGATTGTTCCGACTGCCTGCTGAATTCTCTTCACGCAGTCGCTGCCCCGTACACCGATCTGGAATGTTTGTGTGTTACAACTAGAATCTGGGGTTTCCTCAACAGACGTGCCAGAGATACGCACAAGTTGCTGCTCACCAGCCCGCATTTGTACCCTGTCTACCATAAACGGCTGTTTAAAGTTCTCTACACCAGTCACAGTAAAAGACGATCCGGGGTAAATCGAATACGCCGACTTAGACGGTAACAACTGAAACGAAGCAGACGCAGTTTTCTCACCATCTGAAGACCTACGGATATTCCCACCTGAAGGGAAAAACGCAGCAGAAGAAGGAGTACCCAAGCCTGCCATATCTAAATGAATTTCAAACTTGCCCTGATTCTTAACAATGTACTCTTCCGACGCAAAAAACATCGTGTTATTTGCTTCAAAGAATCGGAACTCGTTAGCATTGGCTAACTTCTTCAACACGTCAAAAGTCGATTCGTCTGTATTGTCTTTCTGAGTGCGGATAATCTGTCCGTCAACCGGTGAGTCCTCACCAAAGAACGATAGACCTACCCGAGCAGCCGCTTGAGCAGCAAACGTGGAAGGAGAAATACGGCCAAAGTTTTTCTGGCCTTTCTCCCGCCGAAGTTTCTGTGTAGCCTGCGACCGTGCAGTCACGCTGATTTGTGCTGCTCTACCAAACTTTAGGTCAACAGCAGCGACCTCAAACTTGTAGTCGCCGTAGGATACGGTTCGACCGATCATAAAATAGTTATTGTTGTGTAACTTTAGGTAGGGGTCGCTGACTGTGAAGGTCAACTGGCTCACCATGTCAGCAGACAGGTCGATGCTTAAGTCTAGAATGGACTCGTGAACTTCGACAAGTCTGTCGCCTAGTTCACCGACTTGTAGTGACTCTACTGTTAATTTATCAACGCTCAATGCCATAGTGCATACCTCTAACCGTTAAGTATACTATCTGCATCGAACTGATCTGCTACTGCTTTCATACTTCCATCTATAGGGTCAGCAACAAACAGGGTTGGTGCAGGAGGCTCATCCTCAGTTATTTCCTCAGTGACTGCCGGAATTGTGGGAACAGTAGTAGGATTCCGGTGTACCGCTTTTAACACAACGAGTTCTTGATCGGCAAAGATAGACTCGGTTAACTGAATTGAAACTTCTGCACGAATAGGTTCACCTTCAAGGTTGCGGTACGAAACAGAATAAGAAAACTTCGTCAACACAACAGAAAACGGCAAAGCGCTTAAACCATACGTGAACTGAAACGGAGCAGCAGAATCAGCAATCGCTTCCAACCGTTCAAGCAAACCACTAATAGGCAGTTTGCCTCCAGACGCTCTATCTGCGATCACAGCGTTAAACGTCACTGTGCGTAAAGAGGACGAGTCAGAAACCAGCAAAGGCTTCTTGAAAGGACGGCTCAATTCTTGAAACTTAGGTGAAAAGTTATCGTACTGCAAGTCTTTAGGCCCAAACGGAAATTCAAAAGCATACACTGAATCGTCTGGAGCGTTCTGCAAAGTAATATAGTTACCGTATCTGTCTTGAGTTGTGAATCCGTCAGGAAACACAAATTTGGCACGTAAAGGTCGGGCGTTACGAACCAACACCGGTAACCCGTTCCGTGATCGTTTTAAAACTCTTGCTCTAGCCATAATAACTCCTACTAATACATGAACGGATAGTCGCCGCCGCTACCGCCAGTGGCAGTAACTTCTGTAGTAATCACATACGTGGCCGTGCCACGCTCAGTGGTCTCTAGATCGCCGTTAATGGACACCACTGGACGGCCTGCTGTAATAAGCCCGTCAACAATGGTTGCACCCAAGGCATCTACTTGTGTGGTGAGATCAGTATTCATTTGGGCCATCAAACTCTGCAACTCTTCTTCCGAGAAGTTCAAGTTTTCAGCAGCCTGAATTATCTCGTCAAAGGTAATGTTCCGACCACCGTCGCTACCAGATGTGTTGAAAGTTGACTCAACTATAGGACCCATAATGCCTTGTGATCGTTGGGTTACAAGGTCCATAAACGCAGTAGCGCCTTCAGGGGTCAACATAGTTCCAGCAAAGTTACCTGTTCCTGCCAATGCTCTCATTTGAGAAACATCACCAGAAAACGCTCCTTGAACCATTGCCTGATACGCTTGAGCCTGCTCAGTCAACTGCTTAAATCCGAGGTCGTTCTTCATGAACATGAAGTTTCCACCATACAATGACCCTGCCACATCATTTGCAGTTAGGCCCATTTCATCAAAACCTAATTCAGTAACTATATCACCAAGCAGGGCTTGCATGACGCTACCGTTTCGATCCAGCCCTAAACTTTCCAAAATGCCTACAGCAGCGCCACTTCCTAAGTTTTCTCTCATGTTAAAGCCAAACGCCTGAATAGCCGTAAGCGATGCCTGCGTCGGAGTCATACCATTTGCCATATTAATTTGAGTTTGCGTGGACAAGAAATCCATTGCTTGTTCCGTGGTAACAGTACCGGTTGCACCGTACCCCGAAACTATGTCATTAAGTTGGGCTTGGTTTGTGGCCAACAATTCGTTTTTCTGCTGCTGGCTAGTGAAGAAGTTGGGTAAGAACACTTGATTCAGGTCGGCAACAGTTCGATTAGCGAAGTTGATAACAGCCGCAACGTTGTCTTCCATGTAGTCCATAAACGGGTCAATGTTGAAATCGTTAATTACTCTCTCAACTTCCTCCATTGATAATCCCGTTTGATTAGCAATGGATTGCATCTGATCAGTATACAGCCGCTCTGCTTCAAGTAATCTGTCCTCCATATTCACCAATGTGTTATCACTCATGATTTCTTTGAAAAATTCATCAAGGTGAATAGAGTTAGGATCAATACCTAGAGACCTTACGAAATCTTGGAATTCTTTAGTGTCCCCCTCGTTTACGTAATTACCTTTATCGTCAATAGCGACTTCCCTTGCTTTCATAAGCAGTTCCTGCTGATTGGCTAGTGTATTAAACGCCGCACTACCTGAACCAACTTCAAAAGCGGCAATGTCTAACTGAACTTGTCCGGCTGCATCTCTAGACGCCTTCTTTAGTCGTTCTTGACCTTTTCTACCTGCAAAAAATGTACCAACCCCGCCAATGATACCACCAACTACAGCACCCGCAGCCATACCCAACGGACCGCCAAACGAACCGATACTTGCACCCAACGCAGCACCACCAAGCGCACCCGTAAGAGTGTTCCCTATGCTATTGTTGCCTGCTAGCCCCTGATTAACCGCACCAAGTAAAGTCGTGGCACCACCAACCCCAAGACCTATTTGCGGCCCAGCAATGAACGACGCCGCCGAACCTGTACTAAGGCCAGCAAAAATTGGGCTGTCTGTAGCCCTCTGATTGTACCCGCTCGCAATACCGCTGAATCCGCCGTCTCTGTAGTCGCCAATCATGTTAAGGCCCTCAAGGCCGAACGCCAGCGCACCCAACTTTCCAGCCCGACCAAAGAAGCCAGCACCTCGGCCCGCAGTCAAAGAAGTATGAGCAGAATTTCTCAGATTGAGGAAACTGCCCGCAAGGCGACCACGACGATGAACGCCAGACGCTATATTTGCATTGATCGCAGCCATATTTGCGGCACTAGCCCTAGTTACAGTAGACGCCGACGTAATAGCCCGAGCGCCCGACCCGCCTGCTGCTACATTACGTGCTCCACGACCAAGCATGGAACGGCCTCTGCCCTTGGTCATCATCATGAAACCAGCCATCAAAGCGACCGTACCAATATCACCCAAGCCACCCATTGATTGCAAGCCGCCCACAAGAGTGTTCACTGCTGAAACCAAAGTCCCAACAATCGGAGCCAACATCTCTAGAACATTAGCCAACGACTCCAACGCACCCGGCAGACGTTCCATAAGAGGAGCAAAACGATTAAACACATCAAACAGCGCAGGAATAACCCGATTCGCTAACGTATTAAACACATCCGCCAACAACGGCAACTTATTGAAGAACCCCATCTGACCGCCAGACAACTGATCAAACAAAGCGCCAATCACATTACCAATAGACGCACCAAAGTCCTTAAACGCCTCAGCATTCTCCACAACCAAACGATTGAACTGCTGGAACAAACCACGACCGCCAGCAGCATCACCAAGCGCACGAAACATGTCCATAACAACATCAGCAGCAGGTTCCAACCTGCCAAGGAAATCGCCAATATCTGCGAAGAACTCTTTAACAGCCTTGCCAAAATCTACAAACGACTGGCCCATCTCTTTAACATTGCCAATGTTCGCAATAATGTTCTTGCGAATGAAGTCGCTTGTTGATGCCATAAAAGACTCAATCGTGGGAGCAAACGACTCCGCACCAAACTTCTGAAGGGCCACTGACATCGCCAAAACATCTTCTCTAAGAATACGAGAGATATTAACAAACGACTGACGGAACGGCTCAAGCAGGGGCGCACCCAAATCAGCAAACACATTTACTAATCCTGAGAACTCAGTCTTAAGAGTACCCACAAAAGTTGAAGCCATGTCTTCGCCCACTGAACGGAAGTTAGCGCCAGTAGCGCCACCGCCCGCCACAACGCCCATAAGACCCCGCATGGTAGACACGTTGGCAAGCGACCCTTGATTAAATCCAACTGCACTGCGCAACGAAGTCCGTGCTTTATCAAGATCGCCAGAACCCATTGCGGCTGCTAAACTTTGCGCAGCCTTAGCATCACCGCCAGAAATGTTATACAACTGTCGAACGATGTTGCCAGTCTGGCCGGGACGGACACCCGCACGGCCAAGTGAGCCTGCAATAGCGGCAGTTGCCTCTCGGCCAAGAAGGCCAGCACTCCGGCTATCAATACCTCTAGTGGCTCTAACAGCGTTCAATCTACCCTGAGGACCGCCACCGAACTGAGAACCCAACTGAGCCTCATTAAACTGACGCATAGCCGCAGCCGCCACAGCCATCGCCGTAGCAACACCAGCCGCCGCAACCGATAAACCTCTTAACGAGGCTTGATACGCCGACACTGCGGCCCTGCCCGTAACAAGAGCAGCCTTAGCAGCAAGTAAGCCAGCAGTAAACAAACCGATCTGACCTGCTAAAGCAATAAACGAAAACTTCGCTAAAGCAGCCGTAAACTTTAAGAAAACCTGAGTAACTTTACGAAGAACGTTACCCATCTTATCGAACCGCTTATTAACCCGATCAAGGCCACGATCCATGTTTTTGGCTGTTCGGTTAAAAGAACCCATGCGATCTTCGATTGCCTTAAGGCGATTACGAATAGCAGCGATATCATTACTGATATCGGCATCCACCTCAACCTTAATTACAACCTTTTCTTCTGTCGCCATATGGCACTCCTAACAACAAGAAACCGGGAATCCCTATAGAGTTATTCTACAGAAATTCCCGGCCTCAAGTAACCACCTGCCCTAGTATTCAGTTTTATCCATAACCGCCAGTTACACCACGACGGTTCCGGTCACGTTCACGATGATCCGCCGCAAGCGCCTTAGCACACGCCATACGGATAAGCCACTCATCATAATCGGCTTTAAGAATCTCCAGCGGATCAGTATGGAACGCTTCGGCTAATCGTGCCGCTGACCTAATCCGAATATCACCGGCTAATTCGTCAATTAGCCCTTCGTAGGGTCTTCAGTCTCCAGATCATCACCATAACCGGCGTAATCAAGAATCTTAAGAGCAGTATTCTCAAGATGCGGGTCAATCGCATAGAACGCACGAATAGCATCAGGCAGAGGACGATCAGTGTTCGTCATCTCCAAAATCGCCTGCGATGCAAACGTGATAGCGTTACCGTCCTCATCAAGCACCAGTTCGTCATTGAAATAAATACCAGTGACAGTCTGACCTACAACATAGCAGGAGAACTTGATAGAATCCAACTCTTCAGTCTTACGGTTCGTGGAGTTACGACGCCACGCCTTCAACTGATCGTTTGTGATATTAGGTGAGAACCTAACTGTTACGCCCTTGCGCTCAGGAACAGGCATCTCAATCTCGGGACGAGTAACCTCACGGCTAATCTCTTCCTTCAACTGATCCAGAACTGTTACTCGCTTGGACTTGCTCTTGGCAGGAGCAGGACTAGCATTGTCGCTGCCTGCAACTTCGATGATATCGTTATCTTCACTCATAGTTTCTATGATAGTAATTTTCGTACCAGCGTGTCAACTAGTAAAGAAAATTAGTCGATCAGTGCCTTCCATGTCTTCGGGCCGACAACACCATCAGCCGCAAGACCCTCGTCACGCTGGAACTGCTTCACAGCACGCAGAGTCTTCGGACCAAAGTCGCCGTCAACACCAGAGTTCTTACGAGGACGAGAAGTCAACTTGTAACCGTTCTTATCAAGCATCTTCTGAAGGAACTCAACAACCGGACCCTTGTCGCCCTTGCGGACAACAGTCTCCAAACAAGCAGCGATAAACTCAAACGCCTTGGCCTGCTCAGACTTGACCGAAGCAGCCTTAGGAACCTTGATATCACCCTTGACCGGGAACCACTCCATCTTGCCGCCCGACACTCGGCACGGGGAATGATGCCACCACTCTGAAGGGACCGTTTTCACGATACCATACTCGGCGGCGATCTTGTTCACCTGCGTGGTAGAAATAGCGCCCTTCTTGATGATGCGGAAGTCAACTGCGTAACCGTAACCATCAAACTTTGGCTGAGACATATGATAACTTCCCTGAAATCCTGCGCTGGTCACACGGTCAGGGTTAGCCGCCAGATTAAAACCGGGCTTGCGGCTCTTATAGCCGTCATACAGGTACTTCTGCTGCTGATAGGTGCGGACGCCAGAAACGACAGACACCTTCCCCTTAATTCGTGGATCAGCAAAGAACGCCTCTAGACGGGCCTTAAACTTCGGGTGCAGGTCCTTAACATTGACCCGACTACTTACTGTTGGAATACTCATGATTTACCTCATGTAGACAATACGTATAAATACACTACAACAATCCCCACCCCAAGGCAAGAACTGTAAAAAAGAAAAGGCGCTACCGAAGTAGCGCCAATTCTAAAATTATAATCCTACCAGATCAGGAATCTGCCGGAACGTCCTTCTGAATCTCGCTCACTGCGAAGGTGAGAGAGTAGGAAGCCGGAGCACCCGATGAAGCATCACCGTCAGGCTCAGTGAGACCAACAAGAAGTGCCCGAGGGTACACACGCTCTGAACCGGGGTCCTTAAGATCACAGTTGAGCGTGAAGATTGAAATGTCGTAGTAGCATGAGCCAACTAGTTGACGAAGTTTCGACAACTTGGCGTGGTCATTTGCACCGTCAGTATCCGGGTCGTAGAACCGGCTAACAGTGATATCACCAATCTCCGAAGGAGCGCAAAGCACCTCAGGGAAAGAAGCACCGCCGTCGTAAACTTTCTCAACAGCCGCACTAATCTCGCCACCGCTGACCGTAGCAAAGTATGACGTAGCGCCAAACTCAGGGCCTCTGACGTGGCCGGTCACGTTAGGTGTCGGTTCAATTGATGCTACAATCTGTCTCTGTGTTGCTTTTGCCATGTCTAATTATCTCCTTAGATTAGCGGAGCACTCAAGTTGCTCTTAGTGATTGTAATGTCGATAAGGTCTGCCACGCCGGAAACCCGAACGCCAACCTGCGCCTTGACTAGACCTGTAGCCAACTGTGTTGCAGGGTTGATAGTGCTATCAACACGCACACTGTAACCGGGGTCAACCGGAGCGCCCGTATCATCGAACGCCTCGTACAGACCGCCTGCTACCCGAATTGGGTCAAGGAATGCTTTGATGGAAGCCCGGATAACACCGAAGGTGTTGCCTCGTCCATCAATCACGCTAAACACGTGGCGTTCCATGCGATCTTCCACACCGAGAACAATGTAGTTCAGGGTGTCACGCATTGAAATGTAACGCCAGTTTGCCTCATCGTTTGATACTGAACGTGCGCCGTAAACTCGGATTGAATCTCCGACCTTGCGGATTGCGTTAACTCGTGCATTGTCTAGTGAATCACCGGTTGCTGGTGTAACATCAGCAGCAAGACCCTTGAGAGTGCGTGCTGCCGAAATGGCACCGGCACCTACCCGCCAAGGACCGCCTGCCTGCTGAACTGCACGGCTACGAGCAGCAGCGGCATAAGCCTCTGGTGAGAGAGTGATTGTTGCACCCTGAATGGTTGACTCGCCTGTGGCAAGTTCAGTAACCGCAGGAGCCGCAACCTTCACGTGTGGCCAGTAGAAAGCCATGCTGCTAGCGTTGGTGTTAGCGTAGTAGCCTGAAGCATCCGTCTTAGCGGTGCCCGCAGAGTCTAACGCACCAAATGCACACAGAGCGACACGGTTAAAGTCGCCTGCATGGCTAGCAAGAGCGTTCCAAATTGCTGAACCTGTACGACCCGGAGCACACACAGCGCCAGTGTTCAGGTTAGGTGACAACTTGCCGGTATCGTCAGTTGCGAGAGCAGCAACGATCTCGGCGTCTGAAACAGCGTTCCCGTCTGCGGCACTGCTGCTAAGAGCAGCAGCACTGGCGGTGTCTAGGTTGTTGCTGTCATCGTCAGCCTGCGCATCAGTGAGCGTAGTTGTCGCTTCAACAAGGTGGTTAACTGCTGAAGCGTTAACAAAGTTAATGCCGTCAGCAACCGTTACCAAGTCACGAGTTGTCAAAAGCGTTGAACCGTCCAGCACGAACTTAAGTCGGTAGCCTGACGAGTCGCCGCTAAGAACCTCAACCGAAAGGTTTGCAGCCCAAGCGCCAACATCCTTGGCAGTAATGGTCATACCGGCTGAAGCGGCATTGTTTGAGGTAAGTGCGACAGTGCCTTTACCTGCACCTGCACCAACGACACGCTGAACATAGCAGCGTGTACCGCCCTCGTCAAAGTATGTCTTGACGTGAGCGTAAAGATTACTTGATTTATAGTTTCCGTAGTAGGTCGTGTAATCGCTAAAAGAGCGAAGAAGGGTAGGCTCATCAGTGGGACCACGTTCGGTCTCCCCCACCATGAATACCTGACCTGCAACGATATCTCCAGCACCCACAGGACCAGACCGCACCGCAGTAGTGACGTTAACTCCCGGCATTTTAAGCCTCCATTTTCCTTAGATTTACAATACCAGTATTGCTTGCCCTGAGGGCGAAACGCAAAGCGTCTGCTCTGTCAACTATTATATTACCACCAAATGTCTAGAGATCGCAGGAACTATATCCCTGATCGGAAAATTAAGAAGAAGGGGTGACAGCCGTGCTAGCAGCCGAATATGCACCCACCCCCGCAGTGTTGTTCGCCGCAACCCTAAACGAATACGAAGTCCCATTATCTAGACCAGTAACCACATACAGGCCCTCAGTGCTACCAGTATCGGTAGTTACCGTAGTCCAAGTAGAACCTGAATCAGTAGATTGCTGAACGGTATACCCTGAAATTTCATGAACGCCGCCATTCCACGTTGATTCATTCCATGACAACGTGACCTGACTATCGCCAGCAATTCCTAACAAATTCGTGGGAGCAATCGCTGTAATCGGCAACTTGGTGACAGTCGCTTCCTTGCTTGTAAACACTCCCAGAGTGGTATGGTCAATAACCTCTTCCAAAGCAAGGTCATAAGCAATGTAGGCACCTGCCAACAAACGCTCTCCCTTGATCAAAGTTAAATCAGAAAATTCTTCTCTAATGGTACCTTCGTCAATCTTGGGTGAGCAAGGCACCGTAGTGTCATACTCAGACAGTGATGGCCCATCCATCAACGCCTCTCGCACAACTGTAGTTAAATTATCCCGCTGCTCCGTAACAATCTCAGCGCCTGCATCACGAACCCACACATATGTCCGCATTTCATAAATAACACGGAAGTTAGGATCATGATCGAACTCGTACCCCTCTCTGGTGATAGAGCGAGTGTTAATCACGAGATTGATAATCGTGGGCCACGTATCAAGAGCGAACGGCTCGTAACTCAGGTAGCGCCGGGGATCAGGCAACTGCCGAGAACTCAAACCCCAACTGTTCCGGTACGTAATCAAACGAGACGGCAAATCATTACTTAAATAATTTGAAACATAGTTTTTAGCAAATCTAGGTCCTGACATCATTTTAGATCAATCCTCCCGTGGTACGCATACCCACTGAACCGTGTACCAAGTATTCACCGACAGCATCCGCTGTACGGTCTGCCATTAGTCTAGGCAAAAACAGAGGCTTACGCTGGGCCATATTGCTCGTACCGCTCTGATGAAACTTGGCGTATGGTAACTTAGTACCAAACTCAGCAGTCCTAGCACCAATGTCACGGACAGCCCCTCGGCCACTATTCATGGTAAGGCTCCGCTCCAAGTCGCCAGAACGCACCAACACGCCGTTTGCCCCATAGTTCTCAATCTTCCAAGAGGCATACTGTGGCTCTAGTGGCTTCCACGGAAAGCCAGACGCCGCCCCCTGCGTTCTAAAGTTCTCACGATGGGCTTCCTGCAACTCTTGGAACATCCAACGGAACACCGCTTTGAAATCCCGTGATCTACGAAGAATTTGCCCAAAACGTCGATCTGCTTTAGAAGTGTCAACGTCTACAACTCGGACCTGAACACGCATCTTAGGCCACCCTTACTCGGCGGTACCTCTTGATGCTCATTAACTCACGTTCCGTAAATCCAGTCTCAACAGGTGCAACATTTCGGGTGGTCAAATCTTTAAGACCAACAACATCGTCATGCATGTTCTGCATCTCACGAGTAGCCGCACGCAACATCAAAAGTTTAAATGCTTTAATATTCGCACCGTCCAGCCCTGCTGTGTAGGTCACAGTAACTCGGTCATTACCAATCACGTTAAATAGGTCAATACCAAAATCCCGAACAATGTAATCCCGTTCAGCCACCTGAGCCGACGCCACTGCTGAAGCGGAAGCCGCTGTAATACTAACAGAGTCAACTGAAACGACCGGACTATTTTCCAAATACAAAGTGAAAATCGGGTTGTACGTAATCCCGCCCGTAGACAAAGACGAAGCAGGGTCCAATGTATAGTTGTAGTAGTACTGATTATCCTTCGCACCACGACCGTGGTCGGGAATGCGGTAGGTTTCAGTAAAGGAAGTCTGCTCCACAGGTCTGCGTAGGTACGCCTCTAATTCAGCCTGTAAACCATCAATTACAAACTGTGCAGCATCTTCTTGGACATTCGTAAACGTGATGTCCATATATGTTGTAATGTCAGATACAGTAATTAGAGCCATAGTAGATTCACAATCTTAAACGAAAATTAACCCCGTGTACGAGCGCCCGGACCAGCGTTACCGGCTGGCTCAATGCCTCTATTACGAAGCCCATCACGAATACGCTCACGCAGACGGTTAATCAGCCCCCGCTCTCTACTTGTCTCACGATCCCTAATAGTTAGTGGCTCTGGCATTTTATCCTCCGTAGACGAACACAATAAGTCCTAGTGTTATGATACCGTAACCAGACGCCTATCGCAGATTACTCCTTAAGCATCTGCCATCGGAAAGAAGAAACTGCCCTCAATAAGCATGTGCCCAATAACAGAGTAACCTACAATATCCAAATAGGTGTCATTCAAAGACTCGTTCCGGGCGTCATGACCGTGGGAAAGCAGATTCTCTAACCGTGCAACCTTATCATGAAGTCGCAGGAGAAGACCTGAAGAGCCAAACCGAGCGATGTTATTTGGCCCGTAGTCTCTCTGCTTGTTACACAGTGTAATCAGAGTTTCAGTTTCGTCTAAGTACCCGCTAGCCAAAATCGACAACGCCGCTAAATGTGTCCACTCGTCGTGAGACGGCTCACCGTCTTTATTAAAGTATGCGTCAATCATGGTATCAAGGTGAATCCGAATGGCAGCATTCACATCAGAAATTTGCCATTCCCTATCACCTACGTACTCCCAAATGGAAGAAGTGTAAATCTGTGCCGCACCTTCCCAAGTGCTAGTCGTGACTTCAGGACTTATTAGCATTGTTCTTACCATCCATGCCTAAAATGACCGCCAGTCTTACAAAGAAAACAACCCACAACATGCTTGTCACCACAAAAGCATCCTGATATCCAATGCCGGGAGAGATTGAAGTCATGTTAGGCCACGCCCCAATGAGCACCTGATTAATAATCATCAAAGCCACTGCTGTCGCTCCGTTGATAAGGCAGAACGCAAGGATGCCTGAAACTAGACCGCCCGCAACTGATCCCGGCGACTGTTTGGCTTCTCGCTCCTGTGTTAGCCGGGAAAGCACTTCTTCCCAGTCGTCATTCTTTTTACTCACTAGCACTCCTAACTATTTGATGAACTCGCTGTCTTGACAAATTATGCTCTCTAGCAATCTGTGCCAGAGAGGTACCTGACTCGTGGGCGCTTACAATGCGCTGATTACGGACTACAACAAAATCGTGCGACTTTGGTCCGGGCCGAACTGGACCCCACTCCCACGAAGGGAACTTCTCCAATAGAGCGATACGCTCATCGGACAAAGCATTCTGCCTGTACCGAGTACGCATGTAACTTACCCAGTTGCCTAAATTGATTTCTTCGCCGTCTGGTAAAAACTCTACGTGGTTGCTAGGCGGCATAGCATCGCCATAGCGCTCCTCGTACTGAGCCAGAGCATCATAATGTCGCTTCCATCTCGCATGATGATTCATGTCAGTATATTAATAAAAACACAGCCGTGTGTCAAGCCGACCTTAGGATAACTCAATAAGTTTAGAAAGACTTCTCAACCGAGCAGCCGTCTCAACAGTTCCGACTCTTTCAGACCATGTGACAATATCTTCACCAACTTCAAGTTCAATTGCTTCCCAACACAAAATGAACTGAGCACGATAGACTGATGGAACCTGATCGACTAGATACTCAAAGTCATCCACTTCAGGATAAGTCCGCATTCCGCAGATCAAAGCCAGTGCATATGACAAGGAAACAGAACCTTCAGGGGTTCGGGGAACCGTGGTAGATATGCCGTGATATCGAACAAGGTCCGCTAAGTAGGCTAAGTCTATATGAATCTTTTTCTCTTTGAACTCTTGCATGACCGGCATAAATCTATTTTAAACGCCAAGCGGGGTCCAGTGCAAGTGACCAGACCCCGCCTAGATAATTTGATTGCTAATCGGCTACCGGCTTAACCGATATCCACAATCTCCTCCTTCGGGGTTAGCCTACTTGCCGGTACAAGTATTAATCTATCTCCCGAACTTTCGCCAGATTGCAACTTTAGAAATTATAATACTGGCCTAGCCTACAAACTCGTCTCCCGGCGTCCACGAGCAACCAGTCAAACCGCCCGCACGTAAAGCCTTCAGGGTTCGGATAGTTTCATCCACATTCCTGCCCGTGTCCAACTCGTTGACCGTTACCGACCTGATCGTATTGAACTCATCAACAATATAAGTAGCACGTAAAGCAACGCCTTCAATAGTGTCCTCAATGCCCAAGAATCGGGTGAGGTACAGGCCGGTGTCAGCACCTAGCGTGTGCTTGATGCCACCGATCAAGTCGTTGGATTGCTTCCAGTTCAACTTACAATGCTCATTGTCCCCACTGAAACCGACGACAGCAACATCCTCTGACACGAGGCGATCCATCTCTCTAATCTCAGTAGGACAAATGAACGTAAAGTCCTTCGGATAGAAATAAAATACTTTCCACATTCCATCGAAGTCATCAAGTGTGATATCCACAAACTCGTTGTCTGCGTTAACTCCGACCATGCCAAAAGCAGGGAATTGTTCTGTTACACCAATCATACAAGTATACTACCTGCGTCGGAATAAATAAGCAAGTAGTACTTTAAACATTAGCGGATCGGGCAAGCCCCAGTTGCGCATTCAGCGTCAAACTCATCGTCAGACATGATCGTAGAACCGGTCAACTTCTCACCAAGCGGAGACGTGGTGCTAAGCACGTGTTCGTACTCTTCCTTCGTCAACTCGCCCATCGGAGCCTGATCGAACCCATGCTCGCTGTGCAACAGGAACGAAACGGACTTCATCTCGTGCCAATGCTCAGCAAGGTACTCACGAATACCGTCCAACTCTTCGCTCTTGTAGTAGACCGTCACAGAAATAGCGTTGTCAGCCCAAACCTTCTGCAAGCGACGAACAAGGTCCATCTGCTCAATCGCAGTCATGTCCTTAGCCTCAATCGTGCCATCAGGGAACGCACACGGGAACTCAACAACCACGGTACGGTGATCTTCAGAACCGTCGAAGTTGCGAAGAGGCTCAACATAGAAGCCCTTTGACCGGCAGTAGTTCACAAGCACGTCACCCGAAGCCATACGCATACGCTTCACGAAGTACTGACTGAAGCCGGGGTGAACGCCGGGAGTAACGCCCGGAAGAAGGCTGAGAGTGCCAGAAGGTTTAATGGTTGTCAGACGAATTGACTCCGGCCAACCACGGTGAGCCGACCATTCCGCATCTAGCGCACGCAATGAAACGTATGCCTGATCCAGCCAATCAATCTTGTCCATAGCCTGAGCCACGCCCGTAATACCCAAGCCGAGACGCATGTTCTTGGAAGTGATCTTATCAGACGTGGGATCAAGGTAACCTAGAGCGGCGGTAGCCTTCTGTACCTTGTAGAGCAGGTGAGCGACATCTTCAAGTTCTTCCGGTGAATCAATCATCGGAAGGAAGATTTCGGAAAGGTTACACGACTCACGGTTAGCCAACGGGATTTCCGCACAGGGGTTAACGCCAACAATAGACGGGTCATGACGACGTTCGCCCATACGCCCAAACTGGCGAGAAGCCTCAAGGTTGAAGAAACCGTAAGGCTCGCCATTCCCCTTGTAACCTTCCCAAATCATCTCAGGCATGTTCTTCATCTGCTCAGGTGAAACAAACACAGTGTTGTTGGACATGGCACGCTCAATAGGAATGTCACCCAAGTCCCAACGCTTCGCCATCAAGTAGTCTTCGTCATCAAGACGGCCAACTGCAATCTCGGCGCTCCGACGAACGTTACCAGCAACCACGATTGAACCGATGATGTTCATACAGTCCAGAACTTCAACAGAAGTGAGGGTGCGGCCAACCGCACCATCCAGAACAGCACAAATCTTTTCGATACCCGAGATCAAAATGTCAGGACCAGAAGCGGTACCACCAAACGTCTTGATGGGTACACCAGCGGGCCGAATAAGATGAGTCGCATACGCCATGTACTGCGGTTCATCGTCGCCACCGAGGTAGCACTCAAAGACCTTGCGGATAACATTGCCCCAACCCTCACGAGTGTCAGGAACAATAAAGTCAGCGTCGTTTGCGTCCTGATGGCTGACCCAAGCATCACGAACCACACCTAGACGCTCCGGCCTATCACACGAGAAGCCCACTCCGCCACCAAGCATCAAACGCTCAACAGCCCAAGAAAAGTCGGTCGGCTTCTGAACATCAACGAACCAACAGTTTACAAGGCTATCGCCACCAAGACGCTGGTTGTTCTCGGTACCCAACTGCCACAACATGCGGCCCGCAACTGAACCCTTCAGGTTGAACAAATAATCATACAGACGCTTTGCCTCGTCCTCACTCAACTGAGCACCGATACTCTGAGCACCATTCACCACTCGCTGAATGGTCTCGTGCCATTCCTCGGTACGCTCAATAATATCTGTACCGGCTTCAAAAATGGGCCGAGCATAAGTTCTCTTGTAAGTCACATAGCCCAAACCATTAAAGCCCCAAGGAGGCATCTGGTCAGCATAGTCGTTAGCAAAGTCGTCGGAAATGAAAAAAGGGTCCACGATTCTCTCTTTCTGTGTAGGTGTGATTTAAGTGGTTTTAGTATTCTAACGGCAAGTACGTCCGTAAGAACGTCAAGTCGTTTGGAGACTAGCGTTAATTTGTCTGCCTATCTTAGCAGGAGTAAGGCCAGTTGTCAAAGCGAGGCCAAACTCTTCGCCATCTCTATTCTGTTTGAAAACAAAAGGAACAAGCCCGCAGGT